CAGGAGGCGTTTTATGAATTCAGTGGTAAGAAAATGCTTACGGTTAGTCCTCCAAGGAGTATTAAAAAACCCCCCAACTCCGACCATTGGCTCAGAGGTGCGGTTTATCCTCTCGGTGTTAGTACTTGTATCGTTCCGGCCGCCCATCCAGCTTATGTTGCGTCGACTGGGTTCCGTGACAGTACGTTCTTCGACGCGGACGTTGCCAAAGCATTCCGTATATCTAAACTCGGATTCCACCCGATAAAGGAAACATATGACTACAACCCGAACACCTCCCAAGTGTCTGAAGTCGTTAACGCTGCGATCGCGCAACGTGACTTTGCGCTTGACTTTGAAACTCCCGAGAAGAGCGCAGCTGAAGAAGAGGAAGAACTCCTGGGAAGTGGTCCTACCGAGATCCAAGTCGCAGGGATTAGTGTACAGTCCGGTCACTGTTTGGGGGTCCCTGGAGATATGCTCTCCCTCATTAGACCATTATTCACTCATAAACATCCAGCCCCAGTCACTTGTCGTATCTTCAACTGGGGGTTTGAAGGTTACCATTTGCAGAAACAGTTCGGCGGCCTTAGCGTCATTCCCATTGACCTAATGCTGCAGTTAAACAGGTGTTATAGTGACTCCAAACGTAAAGATCTTGGTACTGCTTTATCTCTTTTTAGCGACATGCCTTATACTAAAAATCTGTCAAAGTCTGACCCCAATCGATACAATGCTTGTGATACTTATGGCACTCTGGTTGCTTCTCGTAACGCTCAACTGTTTCAGGAGGCGTTAGGGATATGGGATGCGTTCCTCGAGTGCGACGTACCGTTGTGGCAAGCGGTGATCGATATGAAAGTGTTGGGCACTAGGTGCGACGTTGACCACGCTCAACGGCTTGAGTTTATGATGTATAAGGCGCTCAGCGCGTACGAATCATGGTGGGGGAAGTCTCTGCCGTTAATCGACTGGCAAAGTCCCAAACAACTGCTCGCAATGTTCGCCGCGATGCACCTACCCATCATCGAAATCCAACGGGTTAAGAAGGACAAGTCAGGAAACAAAATCCGTTATTCCTCCCCATCTTGTGACGAATCAGTACTGGAGATCTATCGTGACAAACACCAAAGCCAAGTCGCTGGACTACTACTTACAATGCGGGGCCTCAAGAAAGCGTCTGACTTTACACGGATCTACAAAGCTGACGGCTCGGCTCATCCTACACACAAGATCCACGGCCAAGTCGCGGGACGCATCCAAGCCAAAGACCCAGATCTTCAAAATATCCCGGAAGAACTTGCAAATATCCATCCACGGCAAATCATTATCCCTGATGATCCAGACTCCGAATGCATCATATCAGCTGACTTCGAAGCTATCGAGTTTTACATCTATGGTCATGTTTCCAAAGACGAGTCGATCAACCGAGCAAGGCGTGAAGGCACCTACATCTACGGCGTCTTCTACAAAGACCTGTTCCACGAAGACTTTTTCCTCCCTGGATGCCCTCCTAAAAAGCCTTACCGCCGCAAGGATATCCCCCCTTGGAAGCTCCTTGTTGCCAAATCGGGGCCGCTTGGTATTATCTACGGGAGAGGTCCGGCGAGCTTGGAAACTGGTTTCGGAATTGCGAAATCGGTCGCTAATAAAATGTACAACGATTTCGCAGCTGAACACCCAGCAGTATTTGCTCACCATAAAGTTCGTCTTGAAGACGCCGCCCGCGATGGACTCCTGCGCAATTGTTTCAACAGAATCAGATGGTTCCCTAACGTGAAAGGAATGAGAAATGAAATCCTTGCATTCGACGGACAAAGCAACGCTGCCGATATCCTCATCCGTAATGCAATCCTACCCTTGCACGCTGGAATGGGTCGCTACGGTGGAAGGCTCCTTTTCCCCGTCCACGACTCCGTGCAGGTTACTTGCAAGCGTAGCTCCCTGTACAGCGCTGTCTCGTTTGTTCAGGACTGCATGGAAGCACCACTTCCCCAGATGCAGAACTTTTTCCCAACGATTAGTCTCAAGGTATCAACACGGGAGACGTCAACCACTGGCAAACCCAACTGGCACGACTCTATGGCATGGGAGGATTGGGTACTGACCTATGGCGACAACTACCGAGCAACTCGCGACGTTCAAAAACTTCCTGCAGGACAAGTTGCTAAACCGTGAACATCCATTGTTTGAACGTGCGCTCAACTGGGTTAGACTATTCCCTGGAGGACTTACCGCCCAAGACAAGATCGACCTGCGCAATATCATCTGTAAGACGTTTGGGATCACGCAGGAACAGCTGTTGGAGAGCCTCAACGGAGAGCTGCAGATTGATCGGGGCACCCAGCTCGACCCTAAAGCCGATGAAGCCGAACTGTTGCATATACTTCCTCCAGGAGGTTTCTATGCCAAGTACGCCGAATACACATCTCGTAGCGAAGCTCCTCTTGCTTACCACCTATTTTGTGCTGCTGGTGGCGTTGGCGCTGTTGTTAACCGTAGAGTTTGGTTTGACATGGGGTACTATCGCCTATTTCCTAATCTTGGAATTATTCTTCTGGGCCCGAGCGGGATTAAGAAAACAAGCGCGACTAACATTATCGTCAGCATGCTTGCTCAAATCGAACTCGTCAAGATCTACAGTGAAAAGCTCACGCCAGAACAACTCGTGGAGGCCATGAAAGACCATGCACAAGGCCTGCTCTACGCTCCCGAAATGGCGGTTTTTCTTGGTCGACAACGCTACATGGAAGGGATTGTACCTCTCGTTACCCGTTTCATGGATTGTCCGGATGTATGGAGCAATGAAACCATCGGTCGTGGCAAAACCACTCTCAATAACATCGGGATATCATCCCTCATGTGTTCCACCATCGAGTGGTTTGTCAATAACACTCCTGCTGACGTTATCAAAGGAGGGTTCATCCCTCGACATGTCTTGGTTGTACAAGAGACGTCCCATAGAGAGGAAGCTATTCCACGCCCCGGGGATCCAAAAGAACGGGAAAGGATAATGTATGAACTCTCCCAAGCATTCCAACTCCAAGGACAATTGTTCCTCGCCGCAAACACAGAACAATGCTACCGACAGTGGTATCACGATCACAAACGAAGCGCCAAGGGAGCCGAACATGAGCTCTTGGTTAGCTACTATCAACGGAAGCCTGATCATACCCTTCGGCTCGCGATTTGTATCCACCTGGCAGAACACGGTACACTTACTCTGTGTCTCGATTGCTTTACTCGAGCTGTCGAAATCCTCGATTGGATTGAGAAGTTCTACCCTGGACTCATCCGACAAATGTTTAAAACCGGCAGTGGACACTCTGCAGAACTTGTCCTCAACACTATCAGAAGTAGCGGAGGCGTTATCGATCATAGCGACCTACTTCGACGCCTACAGCACAGGTTTAACGGGCAGGAACTGCGACCAATCATCGGTGGTCTTAAAGATGCTGGGATGATCGCCGAGCATCATGATAAGTTGCAACACGTATACGTATTACAAAGGAGACAGGAATGATCAAAGACGGGATGGGGAACGAGATTAAGGTAGGGGATCAAGTGCTATGCGGTATCGGTAACCAAATGTTTGTTGGCCGGGTTAAGGACATTGTACGTGGAGGAGGAGGGATGACGTTGGCACTTCGCCCTGGTTTACCCCCTACCCCACCAAAACTCGACCATATCACACTTACCATGGATGTGGAAGTTGACTTAATGGATATTGCTCCAGGGAAGAACCATCCCGCGTTGTACAAGCTACTCGACCCAGCTAGAGAACGAGTTGTACCCAAAGGTGACTAATGAACGATCATGAGCCGTTTGCCGGATTTGCCAACCGTCGAGTTATGCTAGAGGTGCTCTACACAAAAGAAGGCCTCTCCATGGAATCGATCTCCCTCCGCGTTGGTGTGAGCCACTCGCTCATCCAACTCTGGATGAAACGTTACGACATCCCAACCCGTACCCGAGGGGGTACCAACACCAAAGCCGCGATACAATGGAGAATCCACCGGATCGACCCCAGGGTGCTCTTCACCACAGGTAACCCCGAGCTCGCCACGATTTTCTCCTGCAGTGAGTCGTTGATTTACAAATACAAGAGAGGGGTGACCAAAGCGTGGAATTTTGTATAATCAGTCCAACCGTGGGGCTCCAGCGTTACGCAACGTTGAGCAAAACCCACCTGGTGTTGCAAACAATCACGGATGTATCATACATGGAGTTTTACAAAAGGAGACGTATCGATGGTGATACTATCATTCTTGACAACGGTGCTTACGAAGGCCATGATCTTCCTTCCCTCGAGCACTACGAAAAATCAATCACGTTCTACAACCCACAAGTCGTTGTCCTTCCCGACTTCCTTCTCCAACGGTGGACAAAAACATATTACGCCGCTCAATTCTACCTCGACCAACTCTACGACAAGTTCCCAAAAGTCTCCTGGCTCTACATCCCGCAGGCGTTACCTGGTGATCTATCTGGGTTCATTAGGGGATATCACGATGCGATTGAGGACCGTCGCATTACTTGGCTTGGGATTCCTCGGGCCCTGGCTTACGCTATCAGCGATAACCCTCTTGCTAGGGTGGAGTTCGCTCGGCTGGTTCGAGCGGAGCATCCTGGGATTAAGCTGCATGCTTTCGGGATGGTTAACGGGGAGGTGTGTGAACTACGTTATTTGGCGAAGGTAGGGGTAACCAGCATTGACTCTAGCGCTCCTGTATGGAGAGGATGGTATGATAACCGAATCAACGGCAAAACAGCCCGAGCTTGGTGGGATGAACACGGAGTACCGATTGATTTCTCCCGAGGTGATTGCCGCAAGCAAGACCACGAAGTTATCCTAGACAACCTGGAGGCGTGCGGTGTCGACACAAGTACAGCTGGGTGACACGGTAAAGGTAAAGGATAAAATGGCGCGGGTGGTTCGCATCCTTCACAGCGACCACTCTTTGTTCGAAGACGACACGGGAACGTTCATCATCCACGAGTCATACGCGCAGTTGAAGTTTGAGGATGGCGCCGTGGACTTCCTTGTCTATAGCTCCGAGAAATTGCCGTATGCAGGACCGCCTAGCCCGATCAAGGCGTTAAACCCAATTGTTTGGAGGAGGACGTAATGCTTGAAATCACACCGATGGGGGATCGCATATTTGTCGACGAGTTAGAACCCGAGGTGAGCTTGGTCAAACGCGCCGAAGCAGTTGGACTGTCCATCGTCGTTAACAACGAAAACGTCCCTCGACCTACCACCGGGATTGTGGTCGCTGTTGGCGATGATCCACTAATCCAAGAACGGTGTAAGATCGGGGACGTTGTTTCGTTCGCGAGCCATGCTGGGGTTTACCAGCAAGTCTCGGGGAAGCAATACCGGTGTCTTGAAGGTAGGGAGATTATCTCCCGGATTCGAAACGTTACGCCGCAGGCACCGCCGAAGCAGGCAAAGCCGGCAACGGCTTCCCTTGAGTCTGGATCGTCCCAGGGTCGAGAGAGTTAAGGATCTTCACCGTACCGTTGGTATAGTCCTGACATCCTTCAAGGAACAGGGCTTCATTAGCGATCTTATGCCCACTGATCATCTCGGATGTCTTAACCACCCCAGCGATCAACGGAGTGGCGTTAGCGAGCTTCTGCGGACCTGTTCCTGGACCCTGAATCAACGCTTCGGCTTGAACAACAATCCCGCCGATCTGGCTTAAGTCGTTGATTACCACGCCTCCTGTGTTTTGCGCCTTGGAGCCGAAAAACCCGCTGACCAAAGGCCAAAGGCCAGTCGCCATGGCTATCCCTTGAGCAAGTACCGTACCCAACTTCTTGAGAAACGTCATTGCTTATCCCCTTTCGTACTCAGTTTGGCTAACAGAAGCGTCATCAAGCTGGTAAACGCGTTGCTTAACAACACCTTGGTAGTTTCCTGCGGGTCATGCCCGGTTTGATGCATAACCATCGCGATGGCCGATAACCAAAACAGCATAAACAAAATGACTACCAGCTTCGCACCCTCCGACTCAAACAGTTGGAAGTTCATGTTTATGTTTTTTGCCCTCCGTTTAGCTTCCGTTGCATATACGCCTCGGCAGCTGCTTCGAAGTTAGGACTATTTTCCACCCGAGGTGGATTCTTCCCTCTCTCCGTGTTCAACGCGAGGTTGTTCGCAAACTGAAACCACCACGTATAACTCGGGGTCGACGTCGCTGTCGGTGCAGGCAACGAGTTCGCAATCCGGTTGAACACTAAGTTCAGCGCGGTCCACGATGTGGACAAGAACGCCAAAATCCCAACCCAATTAGCCGTTATCCAGTGTAACACTCACATCCTCCTTTCTAACCAACTCATCCAGCTCCAAGAAGTTTTTGATAAAGACTCCTTCAAGATCCGTCCGGTACTGCTTCTGCGGGATCTTTGCCCGCTTGGCTATTTCCATAGGTCCTTCCATTGCTTGACCGATTGAATCCCCAATCCCGGTTACCGTGACGATTGCTCCAAACGCTGAGGTTGACACTAACGAGTTCTCATCATTCAACTTCACATCGAAGAAGTACAAATGCTTCCTGTCCTCCCGTGTCAATCCTCGAATAGGTATACCTTCATCCGGCTTGTGATGTTCGCTTGGGTAGGGTGGGATGCTAATTCGCACTCCGGCCGCTTTCTTATCGAGCAGTGGTAGAGTAGTCGGCCGTTCCCCTTTCGCCATCGAGGCGATAACTGACCCAAGATCTCCATCCACAAGCTCAAGAAGTGACGGGAGGGCATCGTAGCCAAACCTCGGGGTGAACTCAAGCCCCCATACGCCCTCTGCATTAACAACTGAATTGAGATCGATGGGGCCCACGTATTCATGATCACGCAGGATAGGAGCCATCGCAGCGATTCCTTCTTCGATAACATGGTTGGTTTCCTTTGCTAACCACACAATGTTTCCCGCGCATCCACCGGATGGTCCAAGCCCATCATTCATCAACTGCTTCCTCTCTATCGTGTGGTTCCACGGGGACATAAACTCTTCCCCGTTGAACCAACCTTCGGTAGAGATCTCACAACCCTTGATAAAGTCCTGTAGGACGAATTCCGGCTTACCTTTCCCTTTGGTAATTGCAGCAAAGTAGTCAAGCATTTCAATAAGGTCGCCCGCGTCGTAGGAGCAATATGTTCCAAGGTAGTTTCCGGTATCCCCGCTTGCCTTAAACACAAGTCGAGTGTCTCGCTCTTTGACATATTCCTTCGCTTTTTCCCAGCTACGAAACGTTCTGGCCTCAGGGGTTTTAATCCCGGCCTGCTGCATGAAACCGAGAGCAGTATCTCGATCGAGTTCGAGTCCGTCAGCGAACGTACTCCCGGCAAAAACGAAATGCCCTCTAGCTCGAAGTCGGTCAGCGGTACGCCCACCTCCGTTGCTATCATAGATAACGATTGTATCAGGGTCAAGTGCTTCCTCCCATTTGGTGATCTTACGCAGCAAGCCGTCGTAGTTGCTCTTCGCCCGGCCTTCCCTAATCCACACTGCAACCCCGTGACCTTCCTGCTTGAGCCTCAGGGCCAGGCCCAAGCCGTCACCTCCCCCAGACATTAACAAGAACTTCTCAGGCATGCTAGCCTCCTACCGGTGCTACCGGTGCGGAACAGTTAATACTATCGCGCCTACGCTAAGTAGGAATGTAAACAACCCAGCGTGGAATGAAATCCGTCCGATTTCCATCACTTTTGGATTGGCGCTTAACGCATACATTAAAACGCCAACGATTGCAACTAAACCTGACAAACTAACCGCTAGAATCATATTGCCTCCTTCAAGGATATTGCGTTCCCTTCTTCACCTGCATGTGGATGTGTTCGTTTGGTTGTCCTTCATCCTCAATCCAGAGGAAGAATCGTTCACCTAACTTGGCCTGGAGCTTCGCCAACAGCCCGTGCTTATCAGCCTGATCGTGGGTACGAATGTCATACGCCTCACCCCTATGATGAGGATCGTCCGGACCGGAATGAGTTCCGTCACACGCACTTGTAACAGTGATGTCCTGCTCTTGCTCCGAAGCGCAAGCATCAATCGCACTAAGCATTCGATGCCCACCAGGAGCAATCTTAGTGTACAAAACCCCTTCTTTAGTCCGGACGACTCCCATTAGTTCTCCTTCGCTGCTGTGATCGTGTTAGCGATCGGTGGATCAAACCCGGTTTCCTTTTCACTCGTGATCGAGTTAGCAGGACTTCCGGTCATCGGGGTTGGCTTCGGCGCGGTGATTTCGTTCGTATCAACGCGTTTCGCCTGCCCCTTGGGTTGTCTTCCAACACTTGCCATGCTGCCTCCTTACTGAATCGCCGCTTGCAAATTGCTCACTGCCGCGTTAACAGCTGCGGTCAGCGGCACAAGCTGCGCGTCGGTTGCACCAGTTGCACCACCTGAAGGCGTACCGCCCTTCAACGCGGTAATCTTTGCATCTACGTCTGCCACAGTGGTCGTGAGCTCCCCAACCGCTGCAGTGAGATCATCAATAGCCGCCATAAGTCTTTCCTCCTTTCTATTGGAAGCGCGTAGCTCCACAATTAGTTCGCCCAACAAAGCCTCTATGGTCATCGCCGTCTCCTTGTGGCTTCATAGCCGAGTTGAGTCTTTACCATATCCGACCAATCCTGGTCTTGCTTGAGTTCGTCGATCGGACGGAACCCCAACAGTCTAAGCAAGCTCGGGTTATCCGGTGGCCATTGGTTGACCTTACCATCCTGGATAACTTTTAGTACCGCTTTCATCTCGGCCATGGCAGGGACGAAATCCAAGGGGTATTCCAAGATTGTTTTCCTCGCTGCGTGACCTTCCTCGGTGTTCTCGGGCGCGGTCATCAACGCGTGTACAAAGTCCCAATGAGGCGAGCCTGCAAACCCAGCCGGACTTTGCCAAAACCACTTTGACGTATCCGCCCCCGCACTCTCCATCGCGTGAGTCAGGGCGAAGTTCACCGCAACCCATGTCGCCGTTGTCCTCGCAGCGATCTTGGGACGCTCGGACCACTTCTTGCCTATGCGATATAAAAAGTCAGCATAGTTGGCAGGCCAAACCCCATACTGACCGAATATCCGCCCTGCGCCGTACCTAAGCAAAGTTGGCTGCGTGCCCCTCCTATACGGCCATTGGGTCAAATCCACCGCCTCAAGCGCAATCTTTGCTGCAGCATCCTCCACCGGCGTGTGCACATCTTGCGCCAGCCTCATCATCTGGGTCTGCGCTGGCTTGTCCATAAACCAAATCGACGTTTGTTCCAAGAGCCTGTCCGCATCTATCCTACCTGCTCTGAAGTCTTTGATCGCTCCGAGCGTGTCATGATACTCGCCGTTAAACGTAATAGCCCGCCCGAAGTTGTGACCCCAACGTGAAGGTGATAGCAGAGTATTCGACCACTTACTAAGACGGTCCATCCAGCCGGCTCCGCTTGGCGGAACCTCTTGAAAGATATCCCCATAGAGTTCACCTGCGTTATTTTTCCGCAACAACGCACCGTAACGATCAGCGAGTTCAAACCCATTGTGCGGTGCGGACATAAATCGGGTGAACGCGCGGGCGAACCGACTGGGGCCCATTACAGTCATCCCACCGGTAAACGCTTGCATCATATCACGCATTGCGATTGCAGGACGCATACCGAGGCCCATGGCGTACGACATCAGCATGAACCTCTGCAGCATCTGTTTCGGTGGGCTAGAGATTTGAGGAAGTCCCATCTGTTTGAGTTTTGTGTTCAACCCAGAGAAGAATTCCTCCATTGTTTTGTTTATGATCTTGGTGGATGTGTCTGGAATCCCATGCATGTAGTTGACGTAGTTGGTCAACGGCCAGCGTACTGCGGCGGGGATGACGTAGTGTCCTTCTTCAGTTTTGAGGTTGACAAGCTTTTCAAGCTTACCCAACGGCTCCCCGGTAAACTTCTTCTCCATGCCTTCGCGGAGCATTACGTGGAGGAACCGGCCAAGGTGCGCGTCTTGAGGGTCCCACTTTCCATCGTGCCGAATGAGCTTGTCGAAAAAGCTCGCCGTCTGAGGCGTGCTTAGCTGACCAAACACCCTTGTCGGATCCCAGCTGAACCCACGGAGCTTGGGGTGGTATTCGAGCATGTATTGGGAAACGTTAATGTTGGTATCAGTACGGAAATCTTTCATGTATTCCCAAACCTTATGCGCAGCGATGCCTTCCTGTTGGTTCAAGCCATACTTTTGCATGAGCTTCGTCGTACGCTCTACCTCGGGATACGTCAGGTAATCAAACACCGACCGCATCTTGCCGGATTTGAACGGTTGAAGCAGCTCATGGATTTTTTCATAATTTTGCTGCAGCCAGGTATCACCTGCCCGAAACTGATCATCTACGGCTTTTGCGCTCTCGTAGAGGGGGAGGTACTTACCGCTCTTTCTCCACACCGCGTTCATGTTCTCATGCAACGTGGATAACCACGGGAAGAACGGTCTCCACAGCGCACTCACCGCACTCGCTCCTATGTACCGGCCTTCAGGGGGAAGCTCAGGCACCGGGGGAGCATCACCCACCGGTTCCTTACCGATCGGGGTGATTGGACCACGTACGCCGCCAAGCTCTGCTCGAAGGCTCATCGACGGGGACATGAAGTTCTTATCCCGCTCCAGCGTGTAATCATAAACATCATTAATGTCCTTGAACTTCAACTCTTTCGAATGCCCTTCCTTCATCACCCACATGTCGGAATCATGGTCGTACCAAACCGCGTTGGAGGTGCCTGTATCACGTCCTGCGCTACGCAACGAATCACTAACATCCTCGCTACTCCTGCGGATTAGGTCCTTGAGCGTTCGTTGATATATCCTCACCTGAGGAGGATCACCAGGAGGCAAATGCTCGGTTGCAGCCTCCAAGAGCCGTTGTGCCGTCTGATTCACAAAATCCCTCACATGAGCTACCGAAGTATCGTATCTGGCCAACTCATCAAGATACGGTCCATCGGCGTGTCTGACAGCAGTGGCGGCGTGGGTAAAGGCTTCTTCAAGCTTGAGATGCTGGGGCATCTTGTCATACCCGTCGAATAGCTTACCAATACCGCCAGCAAGATCGAGAGCGGTTTGTCTGACATCATCAGGAATGTGGTCCGGAAAGTTATCATGTACCCCCGCATACATCCCGTTGATGTGCAAGCGTTCATGCCAAACAACATCACGGGGTGTTTCTGGAGTGAGGATGATGAGTGGGCCAGGAGATTGCAAGCTTGCAGGAAGGGTGATCCCAAGGTCTTTGACGAATTCATCCATTGATGGAACCGCTAACGCTGCTGCACCTTGATGCAACGCTTGAAGGTCTTCGAACTGGAGCACCAGTCGATCACCGTATGGTTTCCTGCTGATTTCGGGAGCAAGCTTAGATCCACCAACCGACTGTCGTTTGGCCTCGAGCCATGGTTCAACTTCGTCCTTAGGCACCCCAAACGCTGAGCCAAGCCGAGTGTGTGCCTGGTCACCAATGCTACGTATCGGCTGACCGTTTGTGTCAAACACTCTCCCTGCCTCTTTGCTTATGTACTGGTCAAAGTCGTTTAGCAACGGGGCGACTTTCAACGCGTCGGCTTCTCGGAAGTAGACAAGTTCAAGCATCCCTTGCTTGTACCCTCGAAGCGGGGCGACCTGCCATCCCTTCATGCGGAGCGCTTGGCCAACCCGTACCGAATCCTCAACAGGAACATCTTCGATCGATCCCATCAAGCGGCCTTTGAGCGAGGCTTCCTCGAGCTGCGTGGCAACCGTCTTCACCCCAGCCGGATTGAACAAAAACCGCTGCCCGCTTTGATCAATCGCGTCTTGCACGCTCCGATGAGTATTACCCCCGTAACGTATACCATCTCGCACGGTTTTGAACTCATGTTGCTCGTTAGCAGGGACTTTATCCAACAAGCTGTAGCGTGGTTTACTCGTTGGCTTGCCATGCATCCCGGCTTGCTTGATCGCTAGTTGACGTTCGAGCTCGGCTTCACCCCCACCTGTGCGGATAGCTTCCACATCGAAGTCTTCAGGTTTCAACCCACGGGACGACAACAAATCCTGCACTTGGTCTTCAGACCATTGTTGCGCCAACGCTTTCTTGCTCATCCCACGCTTGGGCACCCGGACTTCATACTGACTACCAAGGCCTGCGTGTAGCTTAGCAAGTTGTTCCTCGCTCAAGTTCGCTGTCACATTAACAACCGCTTTGCCTCCCGGTCCTTTAACCACTCCTTCAACATTAAGTTCGCTTCCAAGGACTCTCTTCGAGATGTCTTGAACTCTAGCTTCAGCGACCTCACGGACCAGGTTACCCTGTCGGTCAAACGCTGGAGCCTTAGCTCTCTGCGCCGCAGGAAGCATTTCAGGGATATCCCGAGCCAGGATAACAACAGCGCTACGCTTCTCCTCCCACTCAAGACTTGGGTCCCAGACTTTTTCAAACTGTCGTTCGAGAAACATCTTAGTCTTATCATCAAATTCCCTCTTTCCCAGCGCCTGGGTTAACTCTACTTTAGACGGAACACGTTCTGGTGGAGCGCTGATAACGGTACGGTCACCCCGCGCTGTAGTGAACACGTCTTGCGGCCTGGCCAACACTGGATGCTCCACAGGAACTGTTTGTGCCTCCACTGTTCTGTCGCTTAACGCAACGGCCGGGATGCCCTCCTTCTTAGCTGTCGTAGCAACCGCTTGCGCTTGACCTGGTGCAGTGCGGATAACGGTACCGCGGTATTTTCCATCCTCGGCGAGGGTTTGGATTCGGATGAACTCGCTGATTGCTCCAGTGTTTTCTGGATGTACCTCATAATGGCTAACACTTCCTCCTTGTTCAACCAAAGACCGGAGCTGTCGATATGTATCGTATTCCCGTCCTGGTTTGATATCGAAAGGCACAATTTGACCCGAGACGTCTTTGGCGTAAACGCGAGCTCCGCGAAGGCCAGTGCTGAACGACCATTGAGATTTTTCCGGCCGCAACTCGAGCCTGGCAGTTTTTGTATCGTGGGCGATCTTCTCCGAAACAGCTTTGTCAACGGCAGGGTTTTTGTTTGTCCCAGCATTGACCGAGTCGATAATGCGAGAGGCTTCGGCATCTGTAGCTGCAAGTCCCCTCGCCTTAAGAAACCCAGGGAGGCCCAAGGCTAAGTCGAAAGCTGCACCGGTTGCAAAGCCTTTCAACCCAGCCATCATTCGGTTGCCTGATTCATCACTCATCGCGTCGTACGCGCCGAATGCCATACCTCCCCGGATCATTTTGGACGCGAGGTCCACGCTCTTCGCGCTAGAGAGCATGGTTTCGCTAAGCGCTCCTGCAGCTGGACCTAGGACGTATGAGAGCGCGGCGAAGTCAATCGCTTGTCCTGTGAACCCACCCGCAATGCGAGCAGCCTTTGTATTCATCCCCTCTCGCTCACCCATCTGTGTTAGCTCGAGCTCTTTGGCCTGGGCTTTGTCGTAGAGTTTTCTCCACTCAGGGTGTAAGTCCTTCAACGGTTCCATAGCTGCGGTAACCGCGCTAGCCATACCTAACTCGATGTGGAGTTTGCCTTTGTCCGCAGCGCCGAGAAGCTTCGGTCGCTCCGTTAGGTTTTTGAACTCTGCCCAGGTTGCAGCAACGTCCTTTCCTTTGGGCACTTTGGGTTTGACAAAGTCGCCGAAGTACTTCAAGCGCAGCGCGTCGTATTGCTCCGCCGGCATCATTGGATCGAAGTTCTTCGCGATCTCACTCCAGGGTTTAACCTGGGGAGTTTGTGGAGGATTACCCATTAGAGTCCTGGCCCCTCTCCCGATCGCTTACCAAAGATTGCTTCATACAACGGGTTGATTGTGTAGTCAAGGGCTTTGTTAATCGCTTTGGCTTCGCCAGGGAGACGCAACGGGTTGTCGCTAACCCTCATCGGGCCTTCTTCACGTACTGCGGGAGGAACGTTAATACCAAGCTTACCCGCAGCCCCACCTTCCTCGGCCAACGTCTTCTCACGCTTCTTAGGCTTCGATCCAGCTGGTCCTGCAGCTCCACCCGCAGCCTGTCTGGCTAGCTCGCTATCAGGAATCGGGGTGTACTGCCATTCCCCACCGCTAAACAGGTTGTACCAATGCTTGACCCTCTCAGGCATGAGTCCGCTCTTCACAGCAAGCCGGTTGATCACAGCTGACTTAACCTCATCCGGCCAGGGGTGCTTGGCTTTGTCCGCTTCAGTCATTTGGGCCAGAGTATCCATCAAATCCTTGTTTTCCTTATCCGCAGCAGTGATCTTGATCTTCTCCCACTCCGCGCCTGCCTTCTTCCACTCGGCTTGTGCGCTGAGCATGCTCGCACTCGCTTGCTTCTCAGTCGCCCCTACCTTACGTTGCGCTAAGGTCTGCATTCCCTTAGGCATGGAAAGATTGAGATCAAGTCCCAGACTACGACTCCGAGCAATAGTATGAGAAAAATCATAAGGCAGACCAACTTCGGTAACGAGATATTTTTCATACTCAGCTTCTTTGGCGAGTTCATCAACCGAGAACGGTTTCATCTGGATGCCTTCGGGGAGTTTACCTCCGTAGACAACGCTGCGTGCGATAGAGGTGATGTCCTCTGGGTGAGCTAACTTCCCCATAATCTCAGGGTTGCTAGAAAGGGTCTTTAGCGTCGAGTCAAACCGCAAGGCTTTTGCAGCCTCGGTTTCGTTACCTAACGCGAAGTCCAAGGCTTGCCCGACAACTTTGTTATCCATGTTAGACGACATGATCATGTTACGCATGGTTGAGTCGGTGACTTCATGCCCAGCTAACGCGTAGAGTCGCCCCATCGACTGCAAATCTCCGCCCATCGCGTTGTGCTTCAGCTGTTCCATCTCGGCGACACCCTTCGCCTTGAGCTGTTCCATTTGAACCTGGTTCATAGCGGAGCCGTAGAGAGGAGCAAGAGCTCCGTACTTCTTCATCATCGAGTCATGCGCCATAGCAGCTATCTGCTCGACCTGTTGAGGGTTGCCAACGCTAGCTACACCACCTCCGGGAGCTTTGCCAGCGGCGTTATCGCTTGGAGGGGTGGCTGCTTGAGCTCCTGCTTTGGAGCCTTGCGCCGCGTTACCCACCGCTGCCAACTGCCCTGGGTTGACATTTGTTGGTTGCCCTCCCGGCATTGGTCCGGTGACTGGAGTGTCGGAAGAGGCAACAGGCTCGTCGGTGATCTTAATCCCGAACCCAGTGTTGAGATCCTTTTCCAACTGCTTGTGATCGGACAGAAGCATCAGCTCCGGGTTCTTCAACAGTAGCTCAACAGTTTGCTGGGCTTGCGTTCTCTTCTGATCCTTCTCCTGCAGTTTCTGCTGCTTCACCGCCATTGCTAGTTGCACAATGTTCGTGTCAACCGACGGTGACCCGGTGACCTGCCCGTTACCTCTTGGCAACAACGATACGCTACCCATTTGTAGTTCCTCCTCCACCAAACACTCCCATGCCTTTGAGCATGGCTAAGGTTGTTAACCCACCACCGAGGGAACCCAACCCGGCTCCAACGACGGAACCCTTTGGCCCTACGTCGGTAAACGCTGGGTTTAGGAAAGCTGATAGTCCCACCTGACTCGCCCCCAATTGTAAGTTCGCCGCCTGTTGCTGCGCTTGCAACGTGTACTGGGACAAGATGTTCATGAAGTTGTTCTGGGATTGGGTGTAGAAGTTAGACAGGCCGAGACCGGCTGAGCTAGAGTTACTCAAACCACTCGAGCCAAACGACTCACGAATCCCAGCTGCACCTTGCGCCACCTGTTGCTTGTTCGCGTTGAGCAGGGATTGGAACGCAGGGTTGACCGAGGACGACACATCAGGCAACTGTCCCTGCATAAGGCCTGTTAGCGTACTCCCAGCCTGTTTACCAAGCCCAGGGACCATACCAAGTGCAAGCGACTGTAACTGCGGGAACAACGCCTGCGGGCCTTTGTTCGCCGCGGATTGGTTGAGCATCCCGCCAATTGCGCTTGCTCCAAGTCCGACTCCCAATATAGCTGCTGGAGGCATTAGCTCACCCTCCCTCGTTTGTAAAACTCGTCTTTGAGCAACCCGTAGAAGTGAACGTTATGGTATTTACCGTGTTTCAAGAACGATCCACGCATCTCGCCCTCGTACTTAAACCCACCAAGCGCCGCCATACGAATCGCTTGTTTGTTGAAGCTCGGGATGAACGCGGTGAGACGGTTAAGCGAATACGCGGTGAAGATGTGGTCGAATAACTTCCGTTGAATGTCGAAGATTTCCTGCGCGCTTACCTCACCCCAAATAACAAAATGCACGAACGCGGTACAGTGAGGGGTGACACCACTAATCATGACCAAGCCGTCGTCACCGATTTCATACAACTCCGTCCCCGGCATGAAGACCTGACCGAGGAATACTTGCGGGTTGTTCTCGCTCAAATCATCAAACGCGTAGTCCTGGGTCTTGATCTGCTGCCATAACCACCACATGCGTTCTTGCGGCCATGCCTCAGGGATAACCCGGGTCAGTGGACGAAGAGTACCAAGTTCACACTCGCTTGATTGCATTTTAGGAACATCTGTGTTGTTGTCCATAACGCCTTCCTTGAATCGTAGATTATCGCAGCCGCGTCTTTGCTTTTGACGTCATACCCTGTAGGTATCCGACCGAGATTGTGAGTTACGGTGAACTCAGTGTTTGGCCCTGCCGGGGTAGTGATCGTGTACTGACCCGAGATGGTTCCCGGCCATACCCCATCAAGGTTCCCACTTTTCTTATCCGATGTGTCTTGTGGTGTGCCAAACGACATCTTACCGTTGACGGCACGTGATAGCTGACTCCACAAGGAACGGAAAGTATCCCGTAGGATAGGATCTTTAATCCTGGCGACTCCGGTAGGTGTGGTTGGGATGTTCATGTTCCCTCTATCACCTCACCAGTGACTTCACCACAGGGTGAGTAGTCCGCGATCCAGGCAGGACCACTTCCCGCAGCCCGCGATACGTTTATCTGGATGATTTCGCCTTCCACGATAACGTCGGCTTCGAAGTCTCGTAACCATCCATCGGTAGATCCAGTGGTACCGATAGCAACATCTTTGCTTACGGTTGTGTTTAGAGTTTTGGAGTTGTCGGTTGGGTCCAGACGCCTCGCGGTAACTGCAACGGTGATAACAGCTGGACCGAAGTCGCAATAATGACCGCGCACGCGTAGCGCCCGTTTTTCGATATTCGCTATCCCCCAATCACTCTTACGGATAAGCATCGCGGATTCTTCCGTATCGTAGTTCTCAGGGCTCAACGCATCTACCACCCCGACAAACCCGAAAAGGGTTTTCGCTTGGGTCCCTGTTAGGTTAAACACCGGGGTGATCTGTAACCCTTGCCCGCTGAGTTGCAAGAACGCTTGCGCTCCGCTAGAGAGCGTTGCAATTAACGTATCACTCAGCCCACCTACCCCAGTCGGGTTAAACTGCACAGTGAACGGAGGGGATGAGTTGTTAATCGGAAGCGTTAACGGAAGCCCTGGCGGAGTCATCAACGTGAAGTCCACACCACCCACCAACGCTAACGCTGTGATAGTTATCGGACCGTTGGAAAAGTTCTCCACGGACAGCGCTGTACCAGGATAGTTTTCAGTAAGGCTAAACTCTACCCCGGGGAACTGCAGCACAGGGATGTTGAACCCAGCTTCAGCGGTACCGCCAGCCACCCCGGTCCCCTTCAACGGGATGATGAGTACCTGGTCGCCACTAATAGTGGTTGGCTGATACGTGATCTGCAGCGAAGCGTTGAACACTCGTACCGCGTTTGGGGAGAACGAGATAACAAGCTCGATTGTCCTCGCCCCGCCCGCGTTAAACGGAAGGGTGAACGCTTCCGGGTTTCCGTTGAAGAACGCTGCGTCGGGACCGGTGACAACCAAGCTTTTGACTTTGTTAATGTATGTGGCAGGGTTCCCACCAAACGCTACTAACGCGTTGGAAAAATACGTGTTACCCACCGCGGCTAGCGCAAAGTCTAACCCACCGTTAGCCGACCACGCTCCGGAGACATTAACCGGAACACTCATTGGGTTGCCACCGTTCTCAACGCGGTTAGGTATCCGTTGGATGAGCTAAACCTAACCCATTGTTGGGATTCGAACGCAAACACCCAGGTAATGTTGGGTCCTGGGATGGTCAGCCAATACGACTTGAAATCAATCCCTGGGAACCCAGCTATTGTCTTCCCCCATACAACGTCGCCAGCTGCTGAGGCCAAGTCGGCAAATATCTTTTTCTTATTCATCCCACCAAACCCAGCGAACGAATTCCCGTCGAATAGGTACAAGTCATCCGCTGCGATCGACGCGGTTTGGTTATCATAAGTCGATAACGCAAACGGGAACATGTTACCAACCCCTTCCGGGCTGTTCGAGAAGTTCTCGAAGTCAAACGCGGCCAGGGCAAGACCGGTTGGGAACATGACAGTTAACCCGTTGGTTCTCCACACGAACGTGTTACGTCCGTTGGTTGACAAGCCGGTAATCTCATCCGGGACGTCGAGCAAATCGTTAAACCCGGCCGTGAAGTCCACTCCAGGATCCCATTGCTGTGGGTTGTTCGACGCGGACCAACGTACCCGGTTGGGGAAGATCGTCCCTCCTGTGTTAGGTGGGGGTTCGATAGTACACGCCTGAATTAAATGATTCACGTTCACCGCGAGAAACTTACATGTCCCCGGGCTGTTAGCCGATTTGACAGTTGCTGATCCGTCAAGGTACCACAAGGGGTAACCCAAATTCGCAAAGTACAACTGGTTTTGGATATAGGCCACCGCGAAAGGCAGGTTAGACCCAGCTTGCCCAGAGGCCAACCCTGGGATGGCTAGCGCGTTCCAATTCCCAGCGGAGTCGAGAGCGAATGCCGGAGGAGCTCCTGCTGGGTAGTTTACCAACTTGAACGTGTGATAGTTACCTAAAACATCTTTGAACGTACCAAACGTTCTCGGTGTGGTTAGATCCTGATTTGTAAAAAGATCAAGCCTCTGACGCGTGTGCGCAACCCCCTTCCTCACGAAGAAGTTCAACACGTCGTCGAACGCGGTTGCCGGCATTTGGGTGGATTGAAGGTCACTTACCACTCCACCAAACGGCCCACGCACAAGTTGTTGTTTCTGCGTCATACAGAGTTGGTGTATCTCCTTACTTGGGGTTGCAACCCGTATTCGATTTCTTCAATGTCGACTTGGTCCCGGGCAGCTATGCGTTGCTTGATCATACCGGGGACTTTGCGACCTAAGGCAGGATCGTAACCACCAAACAGCAGGGTTTGAACTTCCATAGCTTTGTCTCGCTCCAAGAGCGAGGTGTGTCCGCGTAACACGGTTGACCATTTTAGTATATCAACCCAGTCGTCCGGGAGCATGATGATCGTTGCCGAGATATCCGCGTTGAACGTTGGTTTAACCGCTATATCCCAAATGAGTGGGTAGCCGTAATTAGGCACAGGACGTACTATAATCGACGGTTGTCCTCCAGGGTTATACGGAGCGTAGATAGCTGGCGGTCCCCACTGGGAGGTTTGATACCTACGGATGTTGCGAATATGCCTGCGGCGGAGCGCCCGTGGTTCCATCAAGTTACTCTGCGGGAACAAATACGTTACCGAACGCAACTGGCGCGCAAGCGTTGGTAGCTTGTATTGGCCAATCCCAGCTACCATTTGGTCGTTCACCGTCTTCTCAAGCTCTTCGAACCGGTAACCTAGGCATATTTCGGTAAACGCTTCCTTAAGCCATATGATAACCTTATCCGTGTTTTGCGGGTTGGGTACGGATGGATACGTCGTGTACGTCAACAAATCCTGCCTGTTGCCAAGCATGAAGTTAATATCCCCGCAAAGCGAACCTAATGTTCCAGCCGCAATAGTCATGTATCACCAGTTAAACTGCAAATCGTTGTCGTCCTGCGTAAACCGATTGTCATCATCCTCAAGCTCGTTTTGATCGCCGAGGGCTTGTGCAATTGCCATCGGGCGCTCTTCAACCAGCGTGTTGTCGAAGCATGTCACGGTACAAACCTTCAGCCCTTTCTGTATCACTAGTTTGCTTACCGGGTATTCAAAGTTACAACGCTGGCAACGGCTCCACTCCTCTCGTTGGATTCCTTGATGTCTTTGTGTCATGTTAGTTTCCTGACAGGTATGTTACCTGGACTTGGGTAGGAGCGTTGAGGTAAAACGACCCCGTTCTCACATCCCAAGTGTGATCTGACTCCGCCGTAAGCGTGAACGTTACCGCTTGGTTATTGTTGTATAGGTTGGGGGAGTATGCGGTACGAGTAATACCTTTATACCCCGTTGTGATCTGGCTGTCGAAGGTACCTGCCACTCCTGCAAAGCTTGATGCTCCGTCGGAAATTATCCCTTCTGCTTGTTGGGTGCTTGATGAACCGGCGCCCATGATTGTCCAAGAAACAGTGGCTCGACACGGGCATCCGCTAGACGGAGCCGTAGCGGCGCATGAGATGATAACGTGAGGGCTGGATCCGCTAAGGCCCAATTGATCGCTACCCAGGTTACACACGGTAGGGGCTTGCAAAACCGCCTTGCCTCCGGTAGCTCCAGCGTCGATACAGTTGCCTGAACCGTCTGTGGTTACGAAATGCCCAGGAGTGAATGAACCAAGGCATGTGAATAACTTATTTGTAGCGCCTTGATACACGTAAGGAAGCATCGCGGTTGTGATATTACACACGGATGGGATAGTATTGATACCTGTGCAGTTGCCGAAAACAGTGTTGGCTCCAAAGGTGGATAACGAAAACGTCACGTTGGGGGTGGTAGAAGGGTTGGTTACGTTAACCGTGAACAACGGGATTAAGCCACCAACAACTAGATTGGTCACCGTGCCTACCCCAGGAATATCTGCCACACCCAACGTACAAGGCTGAAACAAGGTTAGTGCTCCGCAGGTACCGATAACTTGGTGTGGGGTTTGACCACTCGTGGGGGTGACACCAAAGATACCTGCGGAGGTGATCGGGCTCCCTGCCACGGTCAGCCAAGCTGGTAGGGTTAGGCCGACAGACGTCACTGTCCCCGGGGTAGCTCCGTTGATGTTACGGAAGTACCCAGCTGCCCAGAAGTACGCAGGCGAGCCGACGTTATACACACTATCAACGTTCGGGATGATATTGGTCTCAAACGGGTTGCTACGGATGATTGCTTGCTCCGGGGTGACCTGAACGTTAGGGCAAAACCTCGGTGTGCTTAGGTTATACGGCCCAGGGCTGATGATACACTCTCCGTTAACCTGGTTGATGATATTGCCTCCAGGAGCGAAAATCACCTGGTAGGTTGTGTTTGCCGGGGTGATGACGTCGTTGGACCAGACTTTACACGGGCCGCTTAGCGCTAGGTTTTTTACATTACCGGTGCCGTCAATACCGCACTGGACTACTTGCGGCGCGATCGTGTTAACCCCGTTGACGTAATACTGGATGGATGATGAACTGGGTTGGATGTCGAATTCGACATAACCGCTAGTCGCGGGGTTACCACCCGAGTCGCTAATCACACCGGTTACAGTGACCGGGGTTTGTGCACCCAAGGCAGTAGCGAACAGCAATCCGATAAGCAAACGTTTCATTAGTTGTTACCCTCCCCGATAACCTTGAACTGTGCGTTCTTGCATCCCGAGGAACATGTTACAGTGAACTTACACTGAGCGCAGTTGGACGCTGCCACCTGGACCGAGTTGCGTGTAGGGAAGTTGATTGAGTAGATGAACCCGGGAGGCACAGGTGGGATGACGGATTGAATCGTGTAAACCGCGCTGCTCACGCTGCTATCGAGAAGTGCTGCGGTTGTAGCTATTGCTTTCACCGTGGTTGTTACCGCGACGCTAAACGGAACTGTATAGGTGATTCCATGAGTACAAGTCCCTGCGTTGTTACCTGTCGGGGTTGAGTTGTCGATCGTGTAGCAAATCACCGCTCCAGGGGTAACATCAGCCAGCGTGATTGTTTGCGACGACGTATACGTACCAGTCGGTGGAGCCAGTGTTGGTGCCGCAGTCGTCGACAACGTGAAGTTACACAGCTTGGATGTGTTCGGGGTAGGATCACTTTGCAGGTTTATATGATCCAGACTAGCAACCGCAGATTGAGTTGAACGGAACAAATAGTTCGTAGCCAACACTATACTGCTTGGAGAGATCATCGACGCGCTGTATTTGTGGGTAAGCAGGCTACCGACCACCTGAATGGTATACACTGTACCTGATACATATGGCGCTGAGTTATCCGCGTGATATGTATCAGCCGTTCCATCCATCACGTCGATTATACCTGACGAGTTCTGCCTGACAATCATCGCCATGTCAGTGTAGGCATCAGCCACGCCGAGAGATATCCCGTTTACATTATCAATGTTGTTTGCGAACGCCTGAATAGTAAACGTCGCTGTAAACGCTCCGGTTTGTGGACTGAAGCTAATCGTAGACGCAGTTGGAGCAGGGAAGTCGTTGGTACTGACCACACACCCAGGGATAGAGTTACTCACCGTAACCGTTACCTGGGCAGAGTTGGAGAATCCGTTGGAGTCCGTGCAGAAGATAACGACAATATGATTTGAGTTGCTAGCTGTGGTCGAATCCCACCCACTAGCCCCAGACAAGGTGTACGGAGATGTACTACCAATCGCGCCGAATCTAACACCGTCGATTTGAAAGAACACCTGTGAAATCGTTGCTGATACTGGGACACACGTACCGGAGAGGGCGACTGAGCTGCCACTCACTGTTCCAGAAGGCGCGGTGATAGCAACTGCTGGGGGAGTAGTGCTCCCGGTTGGAAATTGATAACCTCCTGAATCCCAGCAAGGTGTTGATGACGGTACTCCGCTGCACGTTCCGCTTCCAGTAACCGCTGGACGGGAAACTGGGGTACCTCCCAATCCAGGAGTGCCTCCAGCGTCAGAGCAAAGAGCGGAGAGGTTTCCAGCTACACACAAGCTGCTTAGGTTAACACCAACCGCGACAGTTCCATTAGTAATGTTAGTCGGTCGAAACTGATTACCGTTGTTGTATCCTTGAGCTGACGCGGTAGCAGCTGACATAGTAATGTTGGCCGCTTGATTGACCGTGGTCACCGCTCCGCAGTTAGTCCCACTATTCCAACAAGCTACGCCAAGTCCGGTGGAGTTTGAAATCCAATGGTTGTCCTTGATATTCAAGGTGGGAATTGTGATTCCAGAACGGAACGTAATACGGAAGCACAACACACCTTGTGTGCAATCGACCGTGTTGTTGTAAATACCGCTCGTGGAACTGGACTGAGTACAGGGCGCTGCCGGGTCAACCTGAATCGTGGGTATACCGTTACCTGTCCGAATAAACACATTGTCGTAAACACTGTCCCCTGGGCATACCAGCATCGCCACGCCAATTGAGGAAACATCGTGAGCATAGTTGCGGTAGAATGTCTCCACTCCGCTAAACGTGTTTTCGATAATGTTGGTGTGAATCTGGTTCACGCTGTAGATGCCGGTTGCACCCTGATCGGACATGAAACGGAATTCGTTATCGTGTGCGCTACCGAAGCCTAGGGCTCCTTGTCCGGTATACTCGCAGATATTATTGAACATCACCGTATGATTGGCTGAGCATCCACCAAAACTAACATGCGTTCCTAAGGTAAGGTCGGTACTATTCATCGCGCTAATCAGGTTACCGGATGTCTCAAGAGCATTGCCAACCCCACCTGAACAATTACTCCAGCCCGCTTTGATAGCAGCGGTGGTAGCCGCCCAATCGTGAAGGAAACCCCCTGTTACTTTACCTCGACCGCCCTGCGAGAAGTACACGCCACAGTCGGAACCAAGGTCGCTGTGTATGTGGCCGCCAACAATTCCCTGCCGTGTAATCTCGATTTGGTCTATCTGCACGAAAGATGGGCTATCCACGGTAATTACGTTATGCCCACCGATTGGGCCAGCTGCGGTCGGTACTGTATTTTGTAAATCGAAAATAGGCTTGGTAAATACACTACCAGTGAAATACGTTGTGTCCACTCCGTAATAGTCTAATAACGCTGAGGACGTTCCTGTTTGCTGAATGTCCATGCCGAAACAAGCAGGAGCCCACGCCACCCCACCTTTGAAGATGAACCTATCTCCCGCCGTGTGAGTATAGCTCGGTCCACTCCCCGTGATAGTACAACTCGGCGCTGTTTTCATATACGGATGGGTTTTCCATGGAGATGTTCTCGTCCCCGGGTTTCCATTCGATCCGTTAGCGTAATCGATGTAAAACGTTGTCGCGGCTCGAGTGTATTCAGGGAAGGATAGCCCGAGCAACAAGAACGACATGAACCAAACAAACGCTTTACGAATCACAGTTGCCTCCGAACTGTTAACTCCAAACCCTTTACCTGAGCTGCTGAAACTGCGGTATCCGTAGTCCGGATAATCTTCACTTGCATGGTGTTGCTAGCCGAGCACCCAGTAGTATTGATGCCGGTTTTAGCTGTTTGCCATTGGGCGTTAGCTGTCGCATTGAGAGTAATCGTGGCGAATGCATCTGGTGTGTTGAACACTAAGTCATCGTTGGTCGAGCCGCTGGTCGCCGCGCACGAAGTCGCGATCTGGAAGATAACCGTGCCAGATGTAGACGCGTCGAAGAACACGAGGCGAGCGTCAATTGCTCCAGTCCAATCTGACGGGATGAGGTAGGTGAATTGTGCGCTTTGGCCATCAGCGAAGTTCAACGTACCTTCTTGGATATTGGTCCCCGTGTTACATGCAGGAGAAGCTGCGTTGGATGTCGGTAGGCTAAGCGCTGTGCCCGGGGTAGCGTTATTGCATACACCGAATGGTACGAACGGCTTGGATACAAACGGTGCTCCCGCCGCGATCCCTGAATCCACCGCGTTACCGTTTGCATCACTCTTACGTAGGTTGCCGTTAGTAAATCCTCCGCTTGTTTGCCCGAGGATACCACTGTTACCACTAAGCCCTGTCGCTAGGTTGCTGGAGCCGAGAGCAAGTGCGCTCACCTGGAGAGGATGACCGGGAACGTTGCAGATTCTTCCAACCGGGCAGGTAATGTCCGTAGCCGCCATCGACGAAGCAAACTCGATTACTTCGTTATCTGATATCGTACCGTTCGGGATGATATACATCACCGGAGCGTAGTAGAGCGGGTGGAGGCTATTTGAGTACTGAGGAGCCATATATAAAGTAACAGAAGCAGTATTAGCTACCTTCTGCGCTTTCCACCTAAAGGTCCACTTGTCATTGGTTAGAAGCATGTTGTCGGTAATGACTGAGCTAAAAGTCAAACCGGTAGGAGCGGTTATGAGGTTGTTGTCGCCACCCATCCCTAGTTCCCAGATGCCGATGACAATCCAATCTCCAATAACTCCTGTGTAGGAAAGACCTGGGCTTGGGATGATGAGTCCCTCTCCTCCGGCGATGTTGTGAACCGCGAGTACCGCTCCTGTTCCACCGAACGGATCAGTTTGACCAGGAGTGATGGTGGAGTTAGGTGGGTCTTGATTGCCCCAAGTTGTTCCGTCTGACGGGGCTAGGTTGGCAAAGCGGGCTGGAACCAACGCTTGATTGCGACGAGCCACGTCGGTTTGCCCTACGATCTCGTTCGCCCAGAAACCTAACTGCCCCTGCCTACGAGGGTTGGCTGTGGAAATAGCAGGTGGGAGTATGTTGTTCTGGGTTGAGTTTAGAACAATCGCTTGCCCTAAAATCGTACAGCTTGGACTGAAGATAACCGGGCCAGCACCGGGAGCAGGAACTAGGCTGTCAACCTGGATGCAAGGTGATGTGTTAGGACCTAAATCCCCACCTTCAATATGAGAAAGAATTGCTGTGCTGGTGGAAGTCCAGTTGGTAAACCAAACCGTCGGCGGCATCGCGTGAACAAAATCGCCTTCCATGAACACGTTGTCTATGATGATATCGGAACCACCAACAATTTTGATCCCTCCAGTTGAAAGATTCGCATCGGTGATGGAAATCAATCCATTGCCCTGGTTAGCCGCGCCATCGATCAAAATTGCAGCAGCGTTGTTGGCGGTGGGTCCGGCTAGTACGGCGTTGCCTACGCAGCCGATGTCTCGCATCCAAATCCAATACGATTGCCCGGTAATATCGACGCATGGGCCGCTGCCAGAGTTGAAGTTGGCGATACCATGTACGTTGTTGAACACATCGTTGTTTACGACACACGTGCCTGTTCGGTCAGTTCCGTTTGAGCATTCACCGAGTAGAGCAAAACGAGCACCACCTCCACCAGCTAGGTTGGAGATATTGATCGGTTCTGTAGTAGACGAAAGCCAAACAAAAGGGTCGCCGTTGGATATCCCAATCCCGTTTGTTTTAGTTGTAATAGCCGTCCCTATGTGGGGGTTAGGTCCAGATTGGTTATTAGGAACACCAACGATGTTGATGGATGTCCCACCAGCATTGGTCACGCGCAACCAACCAGCAGGAGGGTTGGCGTAGTTCGGGTCGGCCGGACCCATAAGCCAAATACCACCGTTGACAAACGGGCTGGTGAAACCCCCAGTGACGTAGATAGTTCCTGAACCAGCAGTAGGTGGGACCTGCACAGCGTTCGGCAAGGATAACAACGCTTCATAGATTGTTTTCTTTGCTGTACCCCAGGATAATCCATCGTTTCCATCGTTACCAACAGCGCTCACGTAAAGTATACCGTCTTGTCCAGTAACACCGGCAGGTGAAGGTTTCAAAGAAACATTGCCCTGCGGTGAAGCGTTTTCGACGGCTCCAGCGTTCGTTTGAATCGTTTGAACTGCGCCGCCAGCCGCCCATAGACTGACGCGTGCAAGCGTTACGTTGCCGAAGTTATATAGCCCAAACCCAGGATACCCCCCAGGGATTTGCCCGTTGAAGGTGGTATCGATTGTCGTGTGAACTAGCGACCCGTTTTGAAAAGTAGTCAGAACATTTCCGTCGATTTGAAACCGCCACTTATCGTTTACGTTCGCTGTCGCTGTGAAGGTATCAATAGCGTGGGAAGTCCCGCCTACAATCGCCGTCACCGTGAAGGTGCTTGCGTGCCCGAAACCGAGAGAGATGATGCCGGAATCCAGCTGATAGGCATTCGTTCTTGGTACATTTGAATCCACCAGAATAGCGAATTCTGTATTGGTTCCGCCCACAGGGAGGGTAATTTCAGAGTATTGATTATGTGGCCACAACTGCCCCACAAAAATAGGGAAGCATATAGTGTTTGTAGCACTTGGTTGAACTACTCCACTAGAAGGCACATTGCAAGTGCTATTGAAGTGGACGAAATTAAACGCGTCGCTAAGCGGGCTTTCTACGATGGTGAACCCGTAAGACTGTTGCTGGGTTTGGGTGCCGGCTATTGATTGATTGATCCCAACAGGTTGAAGTGTTGAGTTAGTCAACTTAGCTTGAAGGTCTCCCACGTTACCAGGGACGACTAACGAACCACCACCTCCGCCCATTGTCGCCCAAACAGAACATGTGGAACCTGTAGACGCGGTACACACACGGTAAGTGCTCAGGGTTAGGTTGTAGTAAAACTGCCCTACCTGTGCGCTAACTTCAGCGTCGCTATACGCTATTCCAGGAGCGTTGATCCCCGCGTCAACTCTAATCGCAGCCGGGGTGAAGTTCTGGGTTTGAGTTGCTCCGGTAACTGTAATCTTAACCTGTGCGGTGACCGTAGCGCTCGTCGCTGATTGCACAGTGCATTGCCATTTGGTCCCGCTTGGGGAAATCGCTGTGTTAGACGGAACACTAATCGAATAGTTACCCGACCCGTCAAGCGCACCGTTCACCGTTTTTTGCGCTGTGCCAAACGGCCCGCCAGTCCATGTGTAATCCTGCTGCCCTTGGTTAGGGACGAACTGGCAAATGATCGTCCCTCCTGCCCAAGCTTGCCCGCCAGCGTCGGTTACGTTTCCACTCAACGTAGTCGACTGCCCAAAGGCAGCTAGCGCACTGGCTAGGAAGAACAAAACCCCGGTTAGGAATCTCTTCATTTCGCCCTCATTCGAAAAACACTGAGACTTTTCCGGTTGTTGCCAACGACGCGACGGTAAGCTTAAGCCCATGCATCCAGCCGATATTCCCTGTTCGAACCTGGGCTAGGTCTACATCACCCTGGAGAAGAATAGAACCCTTCCCATCAATATCTGTGAGAGTTATGGCATCAGCTGCGGCTGAATAACCATCAAACTCTATATGGCGAAGCTTACACGTTGTGTTGAAGAACGTCGTCGGGACAGGATCGCCATTGGTCCATGTCAACGGGTTTGCAGCAAGTTGAGGTGCCATAACCTGTCCTTTCAGTAGAGTGGGAGGATGCTCGAGACACCCTCCCAGAAAGAGTTATTGTAGATCGACTATGCTATAATGCATGAAGATAATGACGGAACCGTCACCAAGGGTTAACGCTGGGGTTGTTCCGACAAGAGACATTTCAAGGCCGAGACCTGCGACGACGGCTTGAGCAAGGTTGCCAGCGGCGAGCGCTGCTGTCCTGACAACTGTTCCTGCTGCTTGGTCGACAAGTCCTGCTGCGGCGGCTTGTAATAGTCCGGTTGCTTGTCCGGTGTATTGCACCTGGAACTTATTGTCCGCGTTGCCCAAGGTATATGCGGTTGTCTTTGGTTTGAACTGAACAAACCAGGCTTCGGGGACGAGAGCAAACGCACTCCCGAACCCGTGTGGAGGGACAGGCGGAGATGCAACCAACTGCACCTTTGTGCCGGGAAGAGCGAGCAGTTGGGCACTCGTGAATTGGTACTCTACCATACCTAGGTACCGTCCCATGGAGAGCAAACCCTCTGGATACGCTGTAGGAGGGTTTGGGATGATCCCCTGGAACGGGAATGAGATATGGGGTCCGATCACGTTAGCTGCAATTGGTGCGCTCATTGGTTACGCTCCGTTGCTGCCGGCGAGTCCGTGCCAATAGGTGACGCCTGGCACGAATCGGAAGAATACGCTGAAGGACGCTCCCTTGGTCATGAAATCGTCCTGGGAGTCGAACTGGGGTTGTGTGCGCCAATAGCCTTTGAGAGTGTGGCCGCGCTTGGCGCTGGTCATCCACCATTGGTTCGGGTTGGTGAAGTAGTGGTTAACGTAAGGGGTGAACCGCCCTTGCATCGTGTTGACTTCGTTCGTGCCCGTGTAGGGTTTGTATGCGGAGTGCAGGATCTCACCAGCTTTGAACTGGTTGTCCGTCGCCATCCAAACCTGCTCAGGCACGGTGCGCTTGAGCAAACCGCGCTCGTTCACCATTTTTTCGAACAGTAGGGTGAGCTCCTGGAGACCGGAAACACTGAACGCGATATCGGTGGCCGACCGATTCGAGTACGTGCCTCCGCCCAAGAGCGGGTGAGCGGTGTTGCAAAGGCTCACACCATCGATTGTCTTTTGCGTGGTGAAGGAGTTGATGAGAACCCCAGCAAACGCAGCCTCGACTGTTTGGCGGATAGACCCAGCAAAGTCCTGGCTAACCCGACGCATGATCCCGTATTTGTCATCATCCCACATTTCCCGAGTGACTTGGAACCCAAGTCCGTAGGAAACCATGGTGTACCGCAAAGAACCGCCTTGGATTGGTTCGTCCAAAGCAATCGCGGTGCCCTCTGGTTTTTGTGGTACGGTGCCGAGGCCGGCAATCAGCTGGTCTTCCTCATACGCTGACTCGCTCGGGTAGATGTTGAATAACTGGGAGTATTCCTCTGGGTGCATCTCAAGGTCTTCGTAAATGACAGAAAACAACCCCGGTGCGAGCAATTGGCTAAATGCGCCACGTGTGCTAGCCATTATTTGTTCTCCTGTTGCGCTGCACGAGTGACGCGGAAGATAACTAACCCGTTTAGCGTGCCGATCGGGCTGAAGAAGTCGACGATTTCGACACAGGCACCGCCTGCGGCTGTGGTAACGTTATGGTCAACATACCAGAAGGAGTTACCGGGGTCTTTGAACAAACCAAAGATCGCAGCTTTCTGGGCTTGGGCGAGGACGGCGAGAGTGTTGTCAGCGCTGTCGCCAAACACTCCGATGAACTCGGTGACCGGGTCTGCAACCCAAAAACCTGACGTCCCGTCGTTGGGAGGTGCGCCAACAGGGATGACAACAGCGTTGGGTTGGTTGGGAGGGATTTGTCCGGTGGAGAGGGTTTGAGCCACTCCACTAACCCCTAAGTTGTGTCCGTTCTCCTGTGAGATACCGGCGATGATAGCGGTTGCGACCGAAGTCATTGCAGGGCATGCAATGAGAAAACCAGTTGCGCCAGCCACATCGACCTGCACGGGAGTACCTTGAAGAAACGTTTGTGAGGCTTTCTCAGCCACCCGGTCACCTTGCGCAACGCCAGAGGCGTTGCTAGTAATCCGGTATGGGTAAATCGGCCTCGCTATGCTAGTACTTGCAGGCAATGCTTTCTCCTCTCTATCGTCTCATCCCGGGTTTGGCGACCTCGAATGCAGGCACCCCTTGGCTCTCCGCGTCGCTGATAAACGTGGACTTTACGTTTTTCAACATCGACTCGTGGCGGTCAAGGTATTCCTCTTGGACCATGTCACGAACTTCTTCATCAACTTCCATGAGGATGACGTCACCGATAACGTAAGTGCCGTCTTGCTGCATTCCGTTCGCTTTCCAAGCAGGCTTGTCGGGGTTGTCGTGGACGATTGAGTACCCAATCCATTGCAAGCGACCGAGTTCTTTTGTATCGTCTTTCGACGCCCAGAAAGCTGCCTTTCCTGGAGGAGGCGTTACTTCTATCTGACTGCGTCCCATGCGTGATCGAAGTTCGGCGAAGCGCTTGCGCCGTTCTTCCTTTGTCATCGGCTTCGCTGGAGCCGCTGACGAAACTTGGATGTTTGGGTCGGGTGGATCTTGATCGGGCGGTTTGTACCACTCTGGCATTTTTGTGCTCATCGCTTCCCCCTGTTATCTAGCGTCATGGGAAGCATCCCATCGCCGTCAAGAGTTTTTTGGCTTGCTCGGTAACGATCGTGATCTACCTGCAAGCGTTCACAAATCTTAGCCGCGGTTTGGTCGCTACGCAGTCCTGGGAGGGTGACCTTGCTCAAGTCGGTTAATGGGGCGCCAGGGGTGAGGCCTGGGTTAACAGGTTCAGCACTTGGAGGGGCAACACGGTCTTCGGTAGCCAATCGATCGTGCTCGGCACCCTTAGCGTAGATGTATGCTGTTTCCCACATGTTGGGGTCGGTGTGCTGCCACTCGGGAACTTTAGACATGATGTCGGCGATCTTGTCCTTGATCCGGTCGAAGTCTTTATGCGCCTCTTGGCATTGTTTCTTCGCCGCCCAGATCATGGACGGGCGCATTGAGGAAGCTGCACGGTCGAATTCTTCCTTGGTGAGCGCTTTAGCCTGGATCAACCGGTTGGCAGCGGCAGTGGGATCGTTGAAAAAGTCTGTGTTGGTTGTTCCTGGAGGGGGCGGCTGATCAGGAGGCTTCATCTCCCTGATCTTGGTTTGGTAATACGCTGCGACCTCAGCAGCGCTCTTACCCTGGAGTTCGGTTGGGAGGCCATCGCCTCCTCCACCTCCTCCACTCACTCTATCGTCTGCTCCAAACACAGGACCAGCAGCGAAAAAGAGCTGAGGCCTGATCTTACCGTACTTCCACATTGCGTTTCTCCTTTGCTTCGGCTAGCTCTTTGTCGCGTTGACGTTGCTCGTCAAACGTAGCTAGGAGTTCGTTGATCTCGACCGGTAGGTGTTCTGTGATACGCACCTGAAGCGCCATTCCTTGAACCTTAAACAGCTTCATCGGGTTATCTTCCTCCTGCAGGCGCCGAGCCATTTCCGCTCGGGACCTGATTAAGATTTTCCGATAGGCTTCGTAGTCCGTCGACTGAAAGAGGTTCCTCAGTTGGAGGCAATCCTGTTCGTTCAGACTGTTGAGCTGCAGCTTCAGGACTTCCTCCCAATACTGCACGCACGTCGGGCACGAGACGCTTGCGATCGTCTTGGTCGAAGGCGAAAAGCAATCTGTTAGCGAGGTCCTTAGCTCCGTCGAGAACAGCGAGCAGAACAGCCGCCAACGGGTGACCTTTGGGGAGTTGGGTGATGCTTGCTGCGGCTTCTGTGATTTGTCGGTAGTAGGCTCCCATCGTGTTAGCCATAAGAAGGAGACTTGTTCTTTCAACTTCACGATTAGCGCCTGCGTCTGCTGCAGCAATGTTGAAGAAGAATCCTGGGTAGTCTGCTGGTTCTTCGAACTTGAAACTTTGTCTGACGGCTTCACCTGTTTCACCCCACATAGTGTATTCTGATCCGTTTGGCTGGAATTGTTTGTAAGTTTGGTAGATCAGGTTACCAATGTCGTGGAAAGGATAGCGTGCCCGGTGAAGGTAGATGTTCAGGCGCTGGTTACCTTCGGCGAGCATTGCTAGGGTCCCTTGGCTGGAATAGATCCCACGTTTACCTGCGAGGACTCCGCTGCCATACCCTTGCATTGGGGGTTGTACCCCGGTGTATTGCTCGGCCAGGGACATGAGGAATCGTTCCTCATCGATCATGGAGTTATAGTTGACTTGGAGGTTGAGCACATCCATATCATCCATTTGCTCGAGGACGAAAACTTTACCCGGGTACCATTCCGCGCTCGGGTTGGGTTGGTCGCTATACCGTTTGGTTTTGAATGTCGGGATGTTACCAATAGTGTTGGAGTCCCTGCGGGCGTTGTGGATCTGGGCTTGTTCCTCTTGGCTCTGCTCCAAGATCTCAGGGATGGAATAACCGTAGATAAAGTCCTCACGAGGGAGGAATTTGATCTCCGCGTAGCAGTTCCTTAGCTTCTTGAGCGGGTTATAATAACCCCTGAGGAATGCCTTGTCCGCACTCGCCTTAGGGTTGAACACAACAATGATCTCGTATATCTTCCCAGGTTCGAGTTGGTATTCGATCGTGGCTTCGATCGCGGTGTAAGGCCGTACGACGTCGGGCGTGAGTGAAATCCCTGCCTCAGCCGCTTGGGCTTCGCGCGCGGTGCCGGATGACTGTTCCGGGGTGTTCAAGATCGCGTCACACGCGTCAGGATCCCAAATCTTGTTCGCCTTGCGAAACTCAACGTCTTCTTTGGTCATACGGAGGCGATGGAAGATTGCTTTCGCATCACGTAAGTATTGCACAGTGATAGGCCAAACCCAAACGTCATCGAACGCCACCGGCCTAAGGTCGAGGAACGAGGTGATCTTTTCCTCTTGTTGGAGAGAGCCTACCGTTTTACCAAGGCCGGATACCTTCCACCTACGGTCCTCAACCCAAGGGCCTTTGAGAATGCACGATCCGGTTTTGAACGCGCGGTAGACCCCGGTGTCGAATATCTCGGGAAGCCTTAAGTCGTAGAGGGATTTGTATTGCATCCAACGGGACAGACCCTCTTTCATCTCGTGGGGGATTTTACCCAACGTCATCGGGTTCCACATTGGTTTGGTGGATAGGATCAGGCCGAAGATACGAGCGCTCAGGATGTCCGTGTGCATCCGAATAAGTTGCGGCACGAAGTTACTCGCACGGTAGAACGGAGTGGTGCGAATAGCTTCCAGGGGCTTTGCGCTATAGTTATCCATCCACCGCGTGTACTTAGAATCGATCTGCGTGATGCGAGCGGTGAAGCAGGTCTGAAAGATCTCTTTTAGCCTACCGCACAGAGTAGACTTCCGGTCTTTGGATATGGAGAGTTCGATAAAAGGAGGCATTAGATATTTGCCTTGACTAGCAACGTTCGACCGGGTTTCCCGCTGCGCGCGGGCGTGCCAGGGTTTTGGGACTGACAATGGTGAAGATCGATACCCACGGATCCTTCGTCAGTCCCAAGACAGAACCCTGGCGGAAACTGTTGCTTGGTGTTAACCAGGAAGTGGGTATCGAACTGCATCATCGAGCGTAACCCCCGTAATCATGCTCTGTGTTAGTGAAACTGGAGTGCTTGGTCTTTGCCGTTTGGTCTTCGGCTTGTTCCGATTCCTCATCTGCATCACTCAACGGCGCTCGGCTCAGTTTGATAGCGCTGGCCAAGGCATCGAACAGGTCGACAAGGGATGCGTGAGGGAACTGGATGATTTGGCTACGCAACGTCGTCATCCCGTTGCGGATGTAAACCCGACCGTCTTCAAACGCCTTTTGGCAGTAGAACCGGATGCGTTCCTCTTTGGACTTGTCGCTTGCTGCGCCTGGGTGGGTGAAGGGTAAGGCAACGATGCGTTTGTGGCGGGGCTTGACGAGGGTTTTCCCGTCGTCGTTTAGGTGGCCTGCAGGGCAGTATGGGCACTCGGGTTGACGGGTACGTTCCTTACAGAAGTCCTCTACGGATGACTGTGCACCTTTGCGTTCGTAGTAGTTTTGATAGCATTGCCATTGGTCGTGTTGCAAGTGCCATTGCTCAACGGCTTGGCCGATCGAACAGTTTTTGGACCAGGCTAGGAGGACGAATATGCGTCGGTCGCTAGCAGTGCCAATTGTGATTTGGGCGTTTTCACACAGCGCGGACTTGCCTCCCCCGGATGGGTCGTAGAAACTAATCCTGAGGAGTTTACTAACCCGGACTTTTGGGGTGCCGTCGCGGGGAACGATAAGTCCTCGGTCTTCGGGATCGACGTCGTACTCCTTCACCCAAGTTGCTTCGAAGTCAGTACTGCCGGGTATCGAAGGCTTGTTCATGTACTGACAGTTGAACTTATAGTCCTTCATCTCATCCCGGATTTTGGCCAGCGTCGTTAGGTTCAACCGTTCCGGAAACGTTGCCACTCCGTCCTCGATCGCGGATTTGATAAACCATTGGGCTTCGGGAAGCATGTCCCGCATGATTTTGCCGAAGACGTCGAAGTCACCGTGGCCCCACCGCGTGCCGACAAACGACCTGCAAGACTTCTCCGGGTCGTGCAACAGCCCCCGGCTGTATTGGATGAAGTCGTACGCAGCCTCGTGGGCAAGCTTGGACTCTGCATCAACTTCAGCGATGGGGTCGTCAAAGATGATTTCGTCGTAGTGAAACCCGGTGCGCTTAGCATTGATCCCATCGCATGTTATCGTGGGTTCATCAAACGTGCCGTCCCGGGGCATTAGGATCTCGGTATCCGTCCACTTAGTCTTCCCTGTGTCCAGGAGCTGCAGCTCCGGGTATAACCAACGCAGCAGCTGGTTGTTTTGCACGTGCCATTTGATGTCGACCAGGGCTTTTTTCGCAATAGTGTCACTCGCCCCGATTACCAAGAACCGGATTTCATGGTTTTGCAGATAGCGCCAGAGCATATAGGCTTTGGTGCGGATCGTACTCTTGAAGCCGGCCCGCATCATGAGAAAGCCTTGCAACGGGTCGTTCATCCTCTGCTGGATTTCCAAACAGAATGGTAGGTGCAAACTTTCCGTTAGGTCCCGATAATTCATCACTACCTTAGCGAAGTAGTACAGGCTGTTGTCACACTTGTCGCGCAATTGCGCGTGAAGTAGTGACGCATCACCCGTTTCCGCTGTCTGTAGTATGTCCGGTATTTCCGTCAGTGCTGGTGTTGTCGCCATTAAGCGATGGGAGCTCTCCCTTCTGAGAGAGCGCACGGTCGAGCTCTTTCGCGGTGGCCGCAGCGTGCAACAATACAGCTGGGTTGATAAACTCATGTCCTACGTGGGCTTGTACCTTTTGGGTTTTGCTCGACCTAACATCCCTGTCCATCAAATCCTGCGCTGCCCTAAACCGGGTGTTCTGGTTCACCGCCGGGTCTTTCATCAACTCCAGCATCTGGTCCAGGGCTTCTTCGCTCGCTACCTCGAGGCGCTGCGTGAACTCGAGCTGGGTGCGAGATATTTCGTCAACCAACCTAGCTCCAATTTCCGCGCTGTGTTCCCGTAGCTTCAGCAGGAACTCGGGCTGTTTTGCAATCCGCCTAATGCGAGAATAACCAGCCCGCATGTATTGCGCGCACTCCCTCAGCGTGAACCCTTGCAACACAAGCCGCAGGAGCTCTTCCTCACTGACCAGAGCGGTAGCACTATCCTTCCCAATCATCAACCTTCCGTTAGTTGGGTGAGGTGTATAGTTAGGGTTACTACTCATTTGCGTCCGCTCGCCCTCCAATGCTTCCTCGGCATCGGGCCGTTTCCTGCCTCAGCATACTGCCCCTGCGCCACTTCACCCTTCAAACACGGGTCCGACCCCATCTGCACTGGCCCTGGAGCGGTAGTCCTCTCTGCGCCGAAGGCCACATCCCGGTTCCTCTGCACATAGGCTTCATGCGCGTCCTCATTCCTCCCCTGAATCGGGCTTTGCACGTTTGTTTGGCTCATATCGTTTGGCCTCCTACCTATCGTCTCATCCCTTTCATTATACCATACCTAGCCGATGAATGCAAGCCCCACGGGGGGGCCCAGTTGGGCGTAACTTTGCTAGGCCCATACCCCCCGAAAAAAATTTCGTGCCCTGTTAAATCGGCCGGTCGCGAGGCCCCGTTTTGGGGGGACGGCGGGTCAAGACCGTCGAGAGACGGACTAGCAGCGCCTATGTGTTGCCCGAGAGACGCATAGTTATCTCTAATGGAGGTGACTATATGTCACAAGCAACGAAGGCGATGTGGACGTTGGAACTATCACCAGAGATGATCGAACGAGTAGAAGCTCTCCGCAAGGAAGGCCAGACACATCGGGAGATCATGGAACAGGTGTTCAACTTGGGTCTGTATCAGTTAGAGTACAGGCAAGGTCCGAACGCTGTAGCAGCACGTAAGGCGTACCAAGCCAAGCGGCGAGAGGAGGATAAGCTCGCGAGGAACCTGTTGAAGGTAGCTTCGCAAGATCCTGAGCTCGCAGTGAAGCTCGGGCTTGGTACTCGAGTAGCGCTGTAAGCTTTAGGTGAGAGAGTGTTCTCGGGCACTCTCGATCCTTGAGCTCGCAGGAGGTGAGCTCGGTAAGTACAACTCGAGCAGCATGGTTGAGGCAAAACCAAAACCGCCCGCCCGGATGGGAGCCGGAGGTCTCGCTGTTGTACCCTGTGGGTGGGTCGGCGCGCGTGGTTAAGTGGAAAGCAACCGAAGCTAGTCGGCGGATGGAACGTGCGAGAGGTGGTACGAACGCCCAACTGGCTCAAAACTTTCTCGTTGATTTTCAAATAAAAGTGTAGTATAATCGTTCTGTCACTGGGAGGTGACTATCATGAACAACAACATAGTGTATGACAAGGTGAGCGTGGATGATGCGAGTGTTGTGGAGCTGGCGAAAAGAGCTGGATCCACTCCTGCAGCGGTAGCGTCGATGATCAACGGCCAACGGTACAGGAAGGCTTACAACGCCGCGAAGAACGCGTCGGTGAAGGAGTTGAAGGTGCGGGTTGCCGCACTGCAGGAGGAGCTCGCCAAGAAGGAGGTGAAGTAGGATGAAACGTTCCGCGTTTGATATGTTATACCCAACGTATGAATCCTGGAAAGCCCAGGTTGACACACAGCTGATGGAGATGTGTGGGTTGAAGAGTGATGGGCTGCCCGATTGGGATTATCGGGCGGCGTATACAGACAAGGTAGGACCGACCAAGGCTGCGCTGCTTGTGTTGGACGCAGCGAGGAACTTTTGATGAAGACGGTACATCCATTGTGGAAAGGGATTGTGCAGTACGCAACGTGGGACTTGACGATGACGTTGGAGGGAAGGTGTGTATGCTGCAAAGCTCTTGCAGGACCAAAGTGTCACACACCTCTCGGACATAAGGAGTATCATATCAGTGGGTTATGTGAAGACTGCTTCGACGTGATGTTTGGTGAGGTGACTGAGATCGCGTTGAAAGGATGGGACGATCGTGGAAATCAAACTGAAGGGTAGGGCGTTGCCGAGGGATGACAAAGGCGACGTGAAGTTCGTGTTGTTAAACGGGGATCCGAGGGACGCGTGCGCTTGCCGCTCGGAAAACCAACTACAGGACGTGATGTCGGTGTTGGCGGTGTTCACTCCGGAAGAGGTAACTGAGCTGGTGAACCGAGCGATTTATCAAATCGAGTACCAACGGCTCAGTCACCGCAAACGCCAAGAGGCGTTGAGAGAGGTCGAACGGCAACTCAAAGCAGCTGGAAAGGACGTGAAGGCATGAGACCAAACGCTTACGCGGCGTGGATGAGGTTGACGTTGGGCAACGCAACGGATGAGGAGGTTGCGCAGGCGGAAGCCGACATCGCTTGGGCGAAACTCAGACTCGAAATGCTTGGGTCATCACTCAGTATGAAATACTGCAAGCTGTGCTGGTGGCTGGGAGGAGGCGCGCTACGCGAAGCCGACTACACTCCCGAGCTGCGGAGGATGAGAGCGGTCCAGGTGAGTGAATACGTCCTACGGTTAAAGAGGGGAGGGTTGCTGAAATGAGTTACTACGACGACAACTTCGGTGAATGGCATGACATGGACGATCCTGAGATGCGTAAGTTCTACAAACAGGTGCAGAAAGAATCCGTGAGGAAGAAATGCCAGGGTTGTGGGCGAATGGTACGTATTCGTCCCGACTACGCCTACTGCAATAGCTGCGCGGATAGGATCGAGCGTGGAATGGACGTGGGATAGGGACGAACGCCCAACTGGGTCTTGCTTTCATTTGTGTTCTGTTGTATAATGGAGACTGCTGTAGGAAGAAACTTCTCTCTTCTACTTCAGAGAGTTGAAAACACTAACCTCACGGAACCCACCGGGGGGTAGTAAGTGAAGGATATATTATTATTTGGAAAAAATGAACAAAACAAACATATTAGCTCCCAGTTGGGGGCCAGTGGTGTGTGGTTTTGTTCGCTTTATCAACACTCTGAATGAACAAGGAGAAGTTTGTAAATATAACCAGCAGAGTTAGAAAGGTTACCGAACATGCTTGCCACGAGTACCCAACGGGTTTACGCTAGTAAGCTGCGGCGCTGGCGTAGGCTTTTGGTGCAAATGCCGCAGGATCACCCTGATCTACCAGCTGTGTTGGTGGAGATTGATAAGTTATCCAACAAACTTGGTGCGGAGGTTAGTGATCTCGAGGCGTTGCTTGCTAGGCGTCCCGGGAGGCATGTAGGGGATAAGCCTACTGCGCCCAACCCAGCCAACGTGGAAGCTTCGTTGCTACAACAGCAACGAGAACCAAGCTTTTGGTCAGCCGAGGCAGTAGCTGCACGAGCGCGTGCGGTTAAGTCCCCGGATGAGCAAAGGAGTGAAGTTGCGTTGAGAGAGTTAGTGTCACTAGGAGGTGACGCAGATGAAAACGACAAAGACGGAACGCGGGCAAGTTGGAAAACTTGCGTTTGTGTTGAATGGGATGGTTAGATCTCGGTGGTCGCCGTATCAT